GGTAAATCCATTGGATCATCCCCTAAAGGATCAACTAATTCTTCAAATGCTTCTTGGTCATGTTTTGTAATTAGTTGTACAATTCGTATACATAATACGGATGCCATTACTAAATCGTCATGTTCTCCGTCTTTTGCCGCATACGATCTACCTCTTGCAACAAATGTTTTAAGTTCTTGTATTAAACTTCTACTATATATTCTTATTTTTTTCTCTTCTACAAAGTATTTTAGTTTTGAACATGCTTCTAATTTATTTTTATGAGTTGTAACCATTCCTCTAGTAAATGTTTGTCCTTTGGTTTTAGGTTCATTTACTAAATTACCATAAAAATTAACAGGACCTAATTCTTCATATGCCATTAATGATGCTTTACCTATTCCATTATTTTCAATACTATAATATATGTTTTCTTCGTTTTTTACTTTACCGTGTATCTCGTCTAATATACTTTGCAGTATAAGCATTTGATTACGTACATCTGTTTTATTATGTTTCCATTCTGCTACTTGTGAAAAATTTGGCAAACTAAAAACTTGTATAGCCGAATAATCACTTCCTGTACCCATTGAAGGATCTAATCCTACACAATATGTAGAGTTAGGATTAATCTCTTGGTACCAACGAACTTGTCCTTCTGTGCGAATTGGTTGTTTTTCTTCTAATAATACAAGTTTTAAAGGTGCTATAAGTGTTTCGTCAGCAGTAATAAATTCACATTCATGTTCTCGTCTAAAACGTTCCTCGCCTATTTTTCCACGTTCTTCTGCGGCCCATTTGTCATCACGTTCCGGATGTTCATTCCAATATGATCTAAATGGTTTAAATCCATTTTTACCTAATTCTTGCTCATTACCATAATCATCTTCATTATCTACTGCCCCTTTCCATATTTGGGCAAATTGATCATTATCTTGGTTTGGTGTGCTAGTAATAATGCATTTACCGCCTGTTGATAATGTTGGCGAAAGTGATGTCCAAAATTCTTCTGCTACTCGAGGAGGTACAAATGCAAACTCATCTAAGTATACAAGTGTTAAACTCATACCTCTACCAGTATTTTCTGTTGTTGCTTGTGATACTATTCTACTAGCATTATCAAATTCAATACTTCCTCTATTATAACTTGTACATCCTGCCTTAACCCAGGCCGGCAACATCTCGTAAATGAAGCGAACACGTTGCATTATTTCTTGGGCACCTGCGTATTTGTGTGCCGCAATTAATATTGTAGTATCAGGTTTAAACATTGCATACCATAACAAGTATGCCGCGGCCGCGGTAGACTTTCCTGTTTGTCTAGGAAGCATTGCAATCGCATATCTGTAATCGTTGTATGTTCTTATTAATTTTTTTTGGTAGTCAAATAAGGCGAAAGGAACTTTACCTTTTACAGGATGCTGTATATAAGCATAGGTTTCGATAAAATAAATAGGATCGTTAATACAGGTAGTAAATTCATCAACTTGTTCTTTAGACCAGGATTGACTTTGATGAGGCTTTTTAATTAGAACATTTTCATCTAACATTTAGTTTATTGATTACGTTGTGCCGCTTCTTGACGTCTTCGAAGAGCACTTTTATATCCTGGTTGACCAGGCTTAAGAGAAGTGTTATACCCTGTATTTTTTCTGGAAGTTTTTGTTTTATTATCAGGGGCTCTTTTTTCCCCGGTCAATTTATTTAAAAGACCACCAACATCATCTGTGCTTGCACCTATAGTAACACCCGGAGCAAGTTTTGTTCCAATATTTCCAGTTAGTTTTCCTTTGTTATTAAAACCTAACCCTAGGAGGGCATTCCCTAACTTAAGACCTCCGACGCCTATATTCCAGTTTTGTTCAACTATGTCTTCTAGTCTTTTTTTTTGAAGTCTTGCCAATCAGCCATTAACTGATCTTCATTGAGGGGATTGTCACCATATTTGTTTGCCGCATCAGCATCTTCGCCACGAGTTTTTCCAAATCCTCTAAAGGACATATCATCTATGTCTCCATGTTCTACTGGTGAACCACTAAATTCTGGTGATGCATTTTCAAAGTCATCGGTATCGTGTTCTGTTACTTCTTCTACGGCTTCGTGTGCTTCTTGGGGAGATAATAAAGTAATTGCGTTACGCATATCTTCAGTTGGATGCATTCCGCACCCACCGCCGACTGGTGCACCATCATCAGATGGTATTGCTGGAGCTTCATGTTGTACTCCGGCTAGTCTAACTAAATCTTCTAATTCCATGGACACCTTCATATTACTTCCTTGCTGTTTTTAATCCTACTTCTTTACCTGGATTTGGTATTTTGTTCTGACCGCTTAATGGGCTTGTTTTATTTCCTTCGCCTACAACTTCTCCACCTGAGGTGCTTTCAGTTTTAGCAAATTCCATCTTCCTGCTTTCTAAGCCCTTTAAAAAATCGCTATTGTATTCACCACCATAATATCTGCCATCACTTTTGGGTCCTTCATCATTTGAATAATCAGTTCCCATAATAGCCTCTTTAGAACCTTCGTCTTCTTCGGGTTCATCAAGCTCATTAAGTGGATCGGCTAAGTTTCTAACTTTTAACTTATATTCTGGTACGTTAAGATATTCAACTAATTGTTGTTGTAATACATGCGGTGCAACAGGTAAATTTAATTTTGCATCTACAACATATACATCTATTGCAGTACCTTGGCTGGCAAATTCTAATGGATTAGTTTGTGTCATTAATTTTCTGGCAGAAGAAATGCTATCAGGATTGTATCGTTTAAAAAATACATCCATTTTATCATCAATGTCGGGATCGACTTTCTCCCCTAGGGGAACTGCTAGTTTAACACGTAAATCATATTGCTTTTTAGATTCGGTTAAATATACATTTAACGATTTCATATTTTATTCCTCGTCGTCAGCTTTTTCTTCTCTAACTTCTTCGTCTTTATCTTTGCTTGCTTCTGCAACCATGTCTGAGTATTTTCTTAATAGTTGTTGAGCTGTTTGACCGTCACTTGGTACCCATTGACCTTCTTTAGATTCATCAACTTCGTCCTTTGACTCGTCAACTTCGACTTCTTCATCGACTTCATCTTTAGATTCGTCTACTTCTTTTGCTTCTTCGACTTCTTCATCTTTAGATTCGTCTACTTCTTCATCCTTAGACTCGTTTTTAGCATCAATGTGTGCTTGTAACGCTGGAGGCAGTTTGCCTTCTTCTACTTGCTCTTCGGATTCGTCAACTTCTTTTGCTTCATCAACTTCTACTTCTTCTGCTTCTTGCACGGTGTTTTGTGCATCAAGCAAATCAGCATATTTGCGAAGTACGGTAACTGAATTTCCATAATCCATAGTATTATCCTAATATTGTGTTTAATTTATTTATCATTATTTTGTGATAAGGCGCTCAACATTGAGTTCCTATCCGAAACAATAAAGTCTTCTGATTCTATTACTTTAGGCTCTTTGTGTACGTTTTGATCAAGGCGCATTTTTTTAATTTGTAGTTCAATTGCTTTCAATTTTCTATCTGCTTTGGCACCCTTTGCTTCTATAGCATTTTTTAACATATCTTTTGCCGCGGCAAAAACATGTCCTGCATTTCTATCTTCTACATTAAACCCTAAATCCATTAGGTCTTCAAACGCTTTTTCTGCTTTATCAGCATATCTATCCATGTCTGGATCAGTAGTTTGCGTATCATGTACTGTTGGCAATGCACTATTAATGCGATCACCCATATCAACTACGTTAGTAACTCCTTTTGACAGGTCAATAACCGGTGCTTCTATTGGCATTACCACGGGCAATTCTTCTTTAGGTTCCGGTACAACAGGTGCGACTGCTTCTTCTTCGTTTAGTTTTCGTGATTTATAAAACTCTTCTGCTTCTACAGGATCTGCTAAATCAAATAAATCTTCTAATTTTTTAGTCATCGCTTACCTCTTTTGCCATAATTATTAAATATTTCTTTTTCAGTTATAACTCGAAACGTAATTCCTTTGCGTTTACACCATTCATTAGCGGCTACCCATTTAGCATTATTTACAGCAACAGATGCTTGATCGTTCTTTGATTTTGCTTCAGTAATACTAGATTGTGTGCTTGGTTTTATTTCTACCATTTCCATTCTTTTTTCACCCTTTTTATTCTGATATACAATAAGAAAATCAGGTACATAATTTGTGTATTTGCCTGTAAATGGATTTCTATACGGAATAGAATGCCCTTCACTTGCCCAGCCAATTACACCAGGATGTCCATCACACATTCGCATAAAAACAAGTTCCCAACTACTTCGATATCTTGGAGTGTGTTTACCAAAATACTTTCCTGGATTTTTACAAGTATATGCTCCTTGATGGTATTTTCTGCTTCGCATCTATTACCAACCAAATATATCAGTGAATACGTTTACACCGTCACCAGGACCACCGTCGTCGTCATCTCTTGATTTGTACATTACATTTTCAAACATTACACTCATTGTCCAAGTGACTGGTTGTGAATCGGTATATGTCAAGGTATCGTGTCCAATATTGTTTATTACAGGATTATATAAAACAACAGGATCTATTGGTTCGTTGTTCATACTATCATCCCAACCTCTATAAATTATAATTTGCTTAAAAAAGTTTTTATCTTGGGATGCTTCCGGAGGACTAAAACCAAAGTTACCTTGTGGCTCATCTAAGTGAGTATCATTAGTTAATAATGTTGAATCGGAATTCATTCTATCAGTGTAGTAATAAAAAAAGTATTTTTGATAAAATGTTTGAAAACTTTTATCAACTGTATCATAAAATACTAGGTTTACAGGAGCATAATTAAAGCCTGTCTGTATTACTCTTTTTCTATTATATTGATTTACAGTTTGGGTTTCAAAATCAATACGAGGTAAATCTATTGATACTGCTAAAGGGAACGACCCCATACTTAGTTCCGAGCCGGAACCTGACGAATTTGCGATAAACTTAACGAAAAACTTAAATTTTTGTCTGGGCACCGCATCAAAGGCATCACTGGGGGAACCCATAGTTTTAAAAAATTTCTCAGCTCGGTTATATAATGCCATAATTAATTACTAGAATTAATTACTAGTAGTAGCCCCAATGTTAAGTCTAGACGGCTCTCTACTTAGAAGTGCAACACCGTTTGCCCCAGTATGTTCAGCATTGTCATATCTAACAGAAAGAGTTACTGTCTGTACTTCGGTACCACTTGCGTAATTGCTTTCACTATATTGAACTTGTTGTAGGAAACATCCACTCATGTTCCATGCATCTAATACGTTCTCGTCATTAGCTGGATTTGATCCATCTAATGTTTCGATAAGCATACCAAATTTATAATTCACACCTGCAATCGGCGCACTTTGAGCGGCATGATCAACTTGATTTTGTAATTGAGAAGCAATTGCTTTAATTACATTGCCATCAACATCGTCTCTAATTACACACTGAATAGGTTGCCATGTGTGTTTACCGGCCATATAAACTTTTGAATTGTATATATCTAATACAATTTCATCATGTTGTATATCGGGCCTACCACAACTTACTAAGTTTCTAGTAAGTCTAATTAAACTATCGGTTGCGTTACTGCCTCCGAAGTTTTGAAATGTAACCCTAAACCTATACGCCAACTTTGGCATTAGGGTTGTACCTTCAGGTTGCGTTCCATCGACAGGTACTTTAAAATTGCTTAAAACAGCCATGAGTATTCTCCGCAGTTTATCTTCGTTTATGTTATTTATTAGTTTTTGGAGAATTTATGCAGGTGGTATGAAAGTATAAAGTTAAATGGGGGACTCCGCCTTGGAAGATGGAATCCCCCAGTGATACGGTACTGCTTAATTTATGGTGCTACGCATCATAACCCAAAGCTACCGTTTCATTTTAACTTGTACCTGCTAATGATCCAGTATTTAATATTCTAACTGGAATGTAAATGAATTCTGCTGATTTTGTAGGTTCTATTGCAATATCAATCCAAAGTTCATTCTTATCAATTCTTGCAGGTGTATTATTACTTGTATCACAGACGACTGCAAAATCGTAAATGCCTCGTTTTGCTTGTATGTCGCCAATAAACCTATCAATCATATCTTTAACATTTGCTCTTGTTAAAGTATCATTAGGTTCAAAAATAAACGGTCTTACAATTTTATCAAGTCTTTCTCTCATGTATATGACTAGTCTTGATACGTTAATTCTATCTAATGCACTTGATGCACCATATAATGTTTTCTGTCCCCATAAAACAATTCCTTCTCCAGGAAAGTTTGCTACGGGATTAACTTTTTTATCATATAAGGTGTCTCGCATGCCTGCTGACAATGCAACAGGAGTAAATTCTGATTCGGCATCCAAGTATCCAATGTTTGTAGCATTTAATACAGAGCCTCTTGCAATACCTGCCGGTGCAAACCAAGGGTAAGCAACCTGGTCGTTGTATGCAAGTTGTCTTAATACAACATGGCTAATAGGCTGAGCCACAGTATAACCATCTGTATTTGTTGTTAATGCGCCTCCGGGATACCATACAGCCATTTTATCATTCTTAGGACTTACTAATCCAGCTTCGCCATTTTCTACTGCGGCTGTTCCATCAATCCATGTGCTAACTGTTGTTCCACTATTTGCAAGTCTAAGCGGTGTATCAACAACACAAAATGCTGTATCTTTTCTATCACCAGCCAATGCATACATTTCATCAGCACATTCAGGATATCCTGGTGCGGAAATTAAGTTAAAACTTAATGATTCTGCTCTTAGGTCATCGCTTGTTAATGCGGCTTGCATTGCAGTAATAATAACTTTTCTTTGAGCAAATCGACCAAAACAAGCCGAACCATCTGCGGCTGTTCCGCTTTCCGAGCGCCATTTCCAAGTAGTTGTCAAATCACTGTCATACTTTTTAACAGTATACGAAGTACGGCATAAGTTCACTGCAAGTATACCACCCGGATATAATGCTGGATTTGGAGCACCTGTTAATAGTGTTGCTCCTGTGGCACCATTGGTAGTGTCATCTGCTGTTTCGGTAATATCACCAAACACAACACCTGATGGTGTTGTTTGATCAGCACTATCATGTGATACCCATGCACTTGTAGCAGAATCATAAACTTTAAACACAAGAGCTGGTGCGGTTGTTGTATCAACCCATAAGTCACCATTACTTGGACCAGTTGGTGTCGCTGTACCAACTGCACTTATTGTTTT